TACACCTTATCTTATCGAGCCGATGCAGAAACTTTCGCAAGTTGGTGAAGTTCAGGTGACTATACAAAGCTGTACTCAATGGGGAAAATCTGAATTATCTAATATTTTTGTGTGCAGCAGATGTGAACTGGATCCAGGCCCGACAATGATTTTAATGCCGCGTGAAGACGATGCGAACGAACGGGTAAACGTCAGGCTTCGTCCGGGATTCCGCGCCATGCCGAAGCTTTTGAGACATTTACCTGGCAACCGAGCGGAAAGTTTGAACAGCGGCAAAGAAACCGTACTTGACAATATGCCTTTTTTTATCGCGTGGGCTACCTCGCCGGCAGCACTTGGAAACAGATCGATTCGATATCTCGCCCTTGATGAAATCGGCAAATATCCGCAAAAAGTAGGGAAAGAAGCTGATCCTGTGTCCCTGGTTAAAAAGAGATTGAGAACTTTCAAGGGACGCTGGAAGGTACTGGCTGTTTCGACGCCAGTTGTTGAAGACGACCTGATAGATAAGGAATTTAAAAAAGGTAATCAGTGCGAATGGTGGGTTAAATGCCCGCATTGTAATCAATGGCATCAGCTTAGCTGGTGGAATGTATGGATTGAAAAAGATGAGAAGGGAAATTTTTATGAATCAGAATATTATTCCGATGCGAAACATTCTCACTATGTTTGCCCTGATTGCGGCGCCATATGGACCGAGCAGGAACGCTGGCTGGCAGCCAGCAAAGGAATGTGGTGTCCTAAAAATTGCAAAGTCGTGAACGGCAAGGTCGAGGGTGAAATAAGAAAAACAAAGCATTATAGTTATCATGGCCATGCTCTTATGATCAGCCCTATGGTTACAACTGTCAGCGATTTATCGCAGGAGTGGGTGTTGGCCAACGAAGAGAAAAAGAAAGGCGATAAAGAGCCTTTACAGGATTTTTACAATTCCCAGCTTGGACTTCCATTTTATGAAATTCAGGGCAAAACTCAGGAGAAGATCGTACTTGAGCATAAAGGTTTATATCGTAGCGGATTTGTGCCCGAATACGTCCAGATGCTTGTTAATGCCATCGACGTACAGCTCGACCATGTTTATGTGATGACTCTCGGCGTTGGATATCTGTGGCAATCAGCGATAATTTTCTTTGATAAACTTGAGACCGGCGATACTAAAAACATCGAGAATTGGGGACCTGTTGAGAACTTTTTAAAAATGCAATTCCCGCGGAAAGATCGACTAAATGAAATATTTCATCCTTTAGCGACAGCGATTGACTGCCAGTATAACAAAGAAACCGTAATAAACTTTTGTCAGAAAATAACCTGGCATAGACTTTTTCCTGTCATCGGCGATGATAAAGTTAGAGGCACACTGTACCGCAAAAATGAAAAGGATGATGCGCCAATCATAAGGTACCATCTTAATGTGAATGAAATTAAAAACAGTGTTTTTGAGTTGCTGCATAGATCGGAAATATTTGGGCCTGGTTATATGCAAGTTCCGGAAGATGTCAGTTCTGCACTGGTAAGGCAGCTCTGCGACGAACACAGAGTATTTAGAAAAGAAGGTAAATACAAGAGATTAATATGGGAACCCAAAGACACAAATCACCCCAATAACCATGGATGGGATTTAACAGTTTATGCGAAATGGCTCGCCGATATCCTTGGCGCGAAAATGCTGCAGCAGCAGACCCCGCCGCCGCCAAATATGCCCCAGGAAAGTAAAGAGCGGCGTCATGGCGGATTTTTAGATAATTTACCGAATTTGAATCGCTAAAACGGATTTTAAATGAGCGGATTTCTTGATGACTTGCCAGAAATTAAACTGCCAAAAAGCGGTCAGAGAAAACACGCCGATATCAATATAAATAATATCATCGTGGAATATGCTGTCATTGAATGCGTTAAGTGTCGAAGCCGAAGAACGCAGGTTTACGATTCATCTCATCTTCCAACCAGATATCACAAATGCCTTGACTGTGGATTCACTTTCCGGTCGATTGAGGTAGTGGCGAGGGTAATATCATCACCAAATTTATAAAATTTATAAAATTTTTTTGATTTATTACTAAATTTTAGTAATCGGGGTATTGTTTTTTTTAAAAAATATACCGATTATGCAACTATGGCAATGACATTAGCAGAACAATTGACAAATGTACAGACCGCAATTGCGGCTATCGAAACCGGTGCGCAGGAGATCACCATTAATAATAGAACTTTCAGAAAAGCAGATTTGAAAGTTTTATACGATAGAGAAGAACAGCTTTTAAGACGGGTTCAAAGAGAATCCGCCGGCGGCATGAGAACATTGGCGGAATTTTAAATGGCATTTAATAATGAAAATTCGCTGGCTCGTAAAATATCTGAATCGCTCGATTCAGTGGTGGGTATAGTATCGCCACAGGCAGCGGTTAAACGTAAAATGGCACGTTTCTATTATGATGCCGTAGACACCTCAGACCGACTCAATAAAAAACGCTCAGGCCTTGGCGGGACCGCCGATACGCAACTTGATCAGCATTCTTTATGGAAACAGCGGGAAATATGCCGCGATCTTGAGCGTAACAATCCCATCGTTTCCGGTTTGCTTGAAACGGAATGCGACGGCGTTGTCGGCGATGGAGTTGATATCCAGGCCAGAACTAAAGATAAAGGCTGGAATAAGGCTGCCGAAGAGCTATGGCAAGAGGAAATGATAGATAATCCGTGCGATATCACGGGCGTTTTTAATTTCAATCAATATCTTTGGAATATGTTTTATTCATACCGCCGTGACGGTGATATGGCAACTATCTACACTGATTACGGACTTCAGGCGATAGAAGGAGAGCAAATCGGGACACCATTCGGTCAGAAAAAGCCGGAAAATTTCAAGATAACAAACGGCGTAGCTTATTCGAATCTGACCGGAAAACGAATTGGTTTTTATATCGGCAAACCAGCGGAGAACGGCTTCTATATCGAACATTCATCATATAAAAAATACCATGCTGAAAATGTGCATTTCCACTTTCACCCGCGAAGATTTAGTCAATCCCGCGGTCAGCCCGCATTTACTCCATCCATTCGCTGGATTGATCACTTAACCGGTTATTGCGATGCTGAACTCGTAGCGGCTAAAATTAACGCCTGTTTTTCTGTATTCATTACAAAAAAATATCCTGAAGGCAGTTTTCCTTTAGGCTTCACCGGCGGAGTTAGTCCAAGCGGACAAACTCAAACTGGCAAGCGCCTTGAAAAAATCGAACCTGGCATGATAGAGTACGGTGAGCCTGGGGAAGATGTCAAAGGCGTTGGAATGGGCCGCCCTTCAAGCGAATTCGATCCATTCACAACAAAAATGCTTTCATTTATCGGCCGTCCTCTATGTATGCCTCTTATGCTGATTACGCTCGATTTCAGTGGTGCGACATTTATGAACGCTCGAATTGCTTATCAGAAAGTTCAGTCAAAATGGCAGAAAGAACAGAAATTTATTCTAAAGCCATTCGCCTCTCGAACGTGGAACTGGAAGATAAATCAGTGGGTCAAGGACAAAAAACTTTCAAAACGCGATGATATGTCTAAGCATGAGGTCATTTGCGCTACATGGCCTTATGTTGATCCGTATAAAGAAGCCCTTGCGGACGAACAGGAGCTTAAGAATGGCTCAACTACACGAACCAGAATCAACGCTCGAAAAGGCCAGGATTTTGAAAATATCGTAGATGAACGGAAACGCGAAGACGAATATCTTGAATCTAACGGTGTCGTTTTGGATCAGAAAATAGCAGTTAAAGAGTCAGAAGCTGGAAAGG